TCGATCCAGTTCCGTACTCGCGTCGGATAGCGGTCGAGCATGTACCGCGTGCCCCATGGCGAGCCGAGCTTCCAACCGAACAGCGACACATAGAATGCACGGTGGAAGCCCAGGCGCCCTGTCGGCGTGATGCACGTCCTGTTGTTAGATGTTGCGTTAGGCGCTGGCGTATCGAACGCGAGGCGCATCGTGCAGGCCGACACGCACCTGCCCTCGATCCGATGCCGATGCCCCGCCGTCCATTGGTTGTAATACTCAGTGTAGCGGGCGACGACGTTCCCGCCTGGATCGCTCTGCACCACGATATCGCCGGCGATGACGCCATAGAGCAAAACGGCGCCGATCCCGGCGCCGATGCCCGCAGCAGGTTTGAGCACCTTCATGGGACACCTCCCATCATCCGCAAAGCGGGTTGAAAAGCGAGCATCAGCGTAAAGCCGATGAGGAACGGCAACAGCAGATGCATCGGTGCCTCACATCAGCGGGCCGGGCGCGTAGCAGTAGATCAGCGGCCGACCGAGCTCGTTCCATCGCCACCACAGCACCGGGGCGCCGTTGCGGTTCGGCTCGCGAATGACGACATCATCCGGCACCGGGGTCCATTGCGCGATCGGGCATTTTCCCTCGGCGCAGCGGGTCCAGTATACTGGCCGGGATACAGCTCGCGTGCCGGCAGCGAAGGCGCGAGCGTGGCCAGGGCGCCGATGCCGATCAGAGCCAGCGCAAGCGCCGCTCTCATGCGCCCTCCTCCCCGGCATCGTCTGGCGCCTCCGGAAGCATCACCGCGGAGGCGAGGTATTGCACCGCCTGCATCAGTTGCCGATCGCCTTGTCGGCGTCTCCTGTTGATGATGCGGTCATGTCAGCTCCCCATGGAGAAGTGGCCGACTGTCAACGCGGCTCGGGAGCACGCTCCGACAGCGCCGCGTCGCGCTGCGCCTTGGCCGCGTCGCGCTCAGCAGCTATACGGTCACGGTCGATCAGAGCGTCGCGTTTGGCCGCCAACGCCGCGTCGCGCTCAGTCTCGGCCGTCGTAGCGCGAGCCTCGGCCTTGGCGGCTGTGTCGAGCGCGGCGATCTGCGCCGCACTCAAAATGTCAGCGACCGGAAAACCCGGCTCGCCTTCCTTGACGGCAACCGGCTCGAGCTTCTCCGGGTACACCTTCATTGCACCGTCGTCATCAGTGACGACGGTGGCCCATTGCACATGCGCGCCGGATAGCGTGCCGTCCGCGCGCCAGCGAACGAGTAGCTCGTAGGGTTGTCGCGTCGCTTGCATTATTTACTCCTCATCATCGTCATCACGACACGACCGCCCCATCAGGGAAGCGCCAATTGGTGCCGTCACTCACCGCCAGTCGTTTGTTCGACGTGCCGTCTGAAACGTAGATCATCCGCGCCGCAGTCGCCGCCGATGGCAGCGTGCCCACGGTATAGCTGCGGAGCCCCAGGTGGCCGCTGTCGTCGGCGACCACGACGCTGGACGCCCCGATGATGCTGTCGTCGAACGTGTAGCCAGATGTCGCTCCCGCGAACGCCAGCGTGTTCGCTGAGTGCGTGATCGTCGCGTCGTTGTTGAAATCAATGACGCCGCCCGATGCAAGGTACAGATCTGAGAATCTGTTACTCGCCCCGCCAAGCGCCATCCCGTCGTTAGCGGCCGGGATCACCGATCCGCCGTGGACGCGCAACAACTCGGTGAGCGCACCGCCGACCGCTGCATAGAACTCAAATCCGCCGTCCTCTGAGCCGTTGGTCGGGTCGAGGATTTTTCCGTACAGGAGGCAATAGGCTGTAATGTTTGCCGCGGAGTCGTTGCCGTTAAAGTTGAATCCGGCGATATAATCGCCCGCAGCGGGGCTCGCGGAGTTCTTGTACGATGTCCAATTCATCCCCGAGGCGGTGTCGTCGTTCCACGTTATTTGAAAGGTGTTGACGCTCGAAACGCCGATGAAGTCGCCTGCGTCAGCGCCGACGAGAGAGACGCCTCCACTGCCCCAGACGATAGACTGGCCGTCGTCTAACAACCAAGATGCGCCCGGGGTGCGGACCAGCGTCGCGCCGGTGATATCGAGGACGCCCGGGCTGACGTTGACGATGCTCACGTCGCCGCCGAAGTCGACCAGGCCGCCCGCGGCGAGGTAGACGGCCGGCCAGGTCACCCCGATCTGGACCGGTGCGTCGTACTCGGCGGCGGTGCCGGCCGGCACGAAGCGCCAGGTGCGGGTGAAGCTGCCCGACGTGGCGGTGATCTTGTAGGCGCCGCCCGCCACGTGGAACGCGGCAAAGCCCTCCGAGTCGGCATTGAACGGATTGCCGATGGCCGAGGCGCCGGTGCGGTCGCTGTAGAGCGTGGCAAGACCGCCGTCGCTCTCACGGCGCACCTCGACCGACGCGCCGGACAAGATGTTGCCGGCGCCGTCGACGATGGTCGCCTGCCAGCGGGCATAGGTGGCCATGCTTGTTTCCTCACGGCCCTATCCTGAGGAGCGCCGCACACGCGGCGCGTCTCGAAGGATGGGTGTCCTGCTTTGCCGTCCTTCGAGACACTGCGCGCTGACGCGCGCAGCCCTCAGGACGAGGTCGGAGAGGTCAGTTGATCTGGCTCCCGCGCACGTCGCCGGTGCCGGTGACCGTGGCGAAGCTCACGCCGTCGATGGCGGCACCTGCCGTCCCTCCTGCCCCTCCTGCCCCGCCGCTGCCCGCCGCGCTGCCGGCGCTGCCGGAGCTGCCGGGGTTGCCGCCGGCGCCGCCGTTGCCGCCGACGCCGGACCCGGAGCCTCCGGGCCCGCCCGCCTCGGTCGTGCCGGCAGTCCCCGGAAGACCGATGGTGCCAAACCCGACCCCGCCGGCGCCCGGCGTCTGGCCGCCGCCGCCGCCGCCGCCGCCGCCCCCGCCCAGAATCGTATGCCCGCCGCCGCCGCCCCCGCCACCGCCGCCGCCCCAGATCTCGCCGGAGGTGACGTCGAGGTCGAACGCATAGCGGCTGTAGAGTGCAACGCCGCCGCCGCCGCCCGGCCCACCGGCAGAGTTGGGAACACCACCGCTGCCGCCGCCGCCGCCCTTTCCTTCGATGCGGCCGAGCACCTCGAGCGAGATGCTCACGCCCGACGGCCAGCTCCCGATGGAGAACGCCGGCGTGGCGATCGCGGTCGAGCCGATCAGCACCCCGGCGCTGACGATCGCGGTGACCACGTCGCCGGAGGCCGGCGTCGGGTAGAGCTCGTCGTGCCTTATGCGCAGGTCGATCTCGTTCTCATTGGCGTCGAAGATGATCACCCGCCCGCTCGGCCCGCTGTCGGCGCCGAGCTGCGTGAACAGCATCTCCTCGGCCTCGACATCGTAGCGGTCGGCGGACGGGCGGATGCGGGTGACCTGCACCGGCACCTCGGCCGCCGCTCCGGTCTCGTCCTGGAACGGCCAGGCACCCAGCCGGTAGCCCCCGCCGAGCTGTGGATCCTGGCCGGCATAGCGCATCAGCGAGAAGTTGAGGCGCCGCGGCGGGTCGCGGAAGCGCCCCAGCTGCTTGTCGTTGAGGGTCTCGGCGATGGCGCGCCCGCCTGCCGGAATCCAGCGCGAGAAGATCTTCTTGATCGCCGGCGTGCCGTAGTCGGCCTCGGCGTCGCTGTCGGTGGTCAGCGCCGCGGAGCGGTAGTTGTTGACCTGGTCCTCCTTGACGAGCGGATTGATCTTGCCGAAATAGGTGTAGACCTGGCTCAGCCGCTTGTCCGGCTGCTCTCGCACCTCGAGCGTGCCGGCGAGCGTGTTGTCCTCGTCGTAGGTGTCGGCGGTGGTGGAGATCGCCCGCAGCACCTGCAGCTTGATCTGCTGGCTGACGTCGTCCCACCAGATTGCCAGCGCCGCCTGCTCGACCAGCTCCGATACGAGCTTGTTGACCGAGGTCGGCTCGGCGATGAGCGCGGTATAGACGACATCGAGGAAGCTGCCGGTCTCGGTCAGCCAGGTCGAGAGCGGAATGAAGGCGTCGTCGACCCCTGCATAGGTGACCAGCAGGTCACGGATGATGTCGGCGACGTCCTCGCCGTTGTAGCGCAGGCAGAGCTGCACCCGGTCCTGGGCGCTGTGCGCCTGCGCGGTGGTGTTGAACTGGGCGCGCGTGAGGGTGAGCACGTCGCCGGAGCGGGTGAAGCTGCAGATCTCCTTGCCGCCGAGCGCCACGTGCCCGGACGACGGATATTCGGCGTTGCCGATGCCGGAGGGAGACAGCGTAGCCGAGGCGGCGGCCGCGCTGATGTCGGCGACCAGGAAGCCGCTCGACAAGAGCGGCGCCTGGGCGCGATCGTCCGCCGCCGCCTTGAGCACGTCCTTGGCCACGAGCACGTACTCGCCGGCCGGCGTCGGACCGTCGAAGCTGTCAATGATGAAGTGGCGCGTCTCCATGTCGGCCAGGTCCTGGCCGAGATAGCCGTTGATCAGCCGCAACGCCCGCCCGCGCAGGAAGGGCCGCCGCGCGCGAAACTTGCCCCAGAATGTGCCGCGCGCGAACGGGTCGCCGTAGTCGCGGCTCGATAGATAGGGATCGCCGTGGCTGCCGGTGTCGCTGTCGGGATGGTCGCAGAAGCGCACCCGCACATTGGCGCGCTGGCCGAGATCCTGGCCGAGCGAGACGGTGCCGGGCTGAAAGTCGACCTCTTTGATGGACGGGATCGCCTCGATCTCCTCCGGCAGATACATCGCCGGGACGGCGAAGCGCAGCGTGACGTTTCCTCCTGAGCCCGCGGTCAGCGCCTCGGTGAAATTCGGCCGGTCCTGGCAGGTGCCGAGCGAGTTGAAGCACTTGATGTCGCCGGTGACGCCGAGCGCCGCAGTGCACGGTGCGACCCCGTAGGTCAGCACGCAGCGGTCGATGTCGATCTCGACATAGGTGAGCGCCTGCCGTTCCCCCTCCATCGCATCACGGCCTCACGCCACGCCCTGCATCGGCAGGGTGATCTCGGTCAGCCCGTGCTGCCCGGCATTGACCGGGCGCGGGTCGCCCATCATCCAGGCAAAGCCGCACTCCATCGGATAGGTCTGCGGCCGCCAGGCGAAGAAGAACGGCCGCGTCTGCGCCGCGGCGATGAACGGGTCGATGTCCTCGCGGTAGGTCGCGGGGTCGATCAGCGACAGATGCGCCTCGCTCTCGCGCGTCTCGCCGATCATCACCCGGCCGAGGAAGTTGCCGCTCTCCGACAGCCCGCTGACGATCCTGGTCTTGCGCGCGTATTTGATCGGCGTGTGCCCCTGCCAGATCCTGCGCGGCAGGATCAGCAGCTTACCGCAATAGACCACAGCGGCCTCCGGCAGCTCGGCGGCGAGCTGCAGCACGATGCGCACGGTGGCGAGCGGCTGCGGGACGAAGCGGAAGATCACCGGCGAATCGTCGGCCAGAATGTGCTCCTCGACCAGCTCGGCCATGGCCGGCGACGAGTATGGCGAGGAGTTGTCGAGCGTGCCCTCGACCGAGACGACGATCCCGGCCGAGCCGAAATTGTGCTTGGCGATGGCCACGTAGTCGACATCCTCGACCGAGTTGGTGGTGATGTCGATATGGGTGGTGCCGGTCTCGATCTCGCCGCGCCAGCGCAGGTGCGTGGCCGGGTTGGCCAGGTTCGACGCCGGGTGGTCGGCGTCCTCGGAGCTGGCCGCGATCGTCGCCGGGGTCACCAGGCTCTGCCAGCCGACGATCGGATTATCGGCGCCGAGCTCGCCGGTGTCCTCGAGGACGAGACTCTGCGAGATGACGACCGGCATTCGTGCGTCCCCATGCTCCGACCTCATCCTGAGGAGGCCGCGCAGCGGCCGTCTCGAAGGATGGCCGCTGGTTCTCTGGTTGCCGCGGCCTCACTCCGCCAGCTTGAGCCGGTAGCCGTCGGCGAACGATGCGTTGAGGCTGTCGATCAGGTCGCGCAGCATGTCGCCGGTGAAGAGCTCGCGCCCGCTCCGCCCGCGCAGCACGATCTCCTGCACGCCGCCGTGCGGCCGCCCCGGCTCGTTCTTGCGCACGTCGATCAGCTCTCCCTGCGAGGCACGCACGGCCACCATGGCGCGGTCGATGCCGGCCGGGCCCTTGACGACGCCGGAGCCGCCCATGGCGAAGCTCGGCGGCTGCTGGCTGGTGATCTTGGCGACATTGGCGAGGCCCGCCGCCACCACGCCGGCGGCGGCGATGTAGTTGAAAGGCGGCGGCGCCGAGGCGAGCGCCTTGTTGGCGCCGACCCAGGTGTCGATCGTGGCCTGCGCGATCGCGGACGCCTTCTGGGCGATGAACCACTTCTTGTTCATCTGCCCGAGCGTGCCGAACGCATGGGCGAAATTGCCGACCGCACTGGCGGCCACAATGGCGTTGCTCTCGGAGACCTTCTGCGCCATTCGCGTGCTGGCGAGCGCGAACTGCTCCTGCGTGAGGATGCCGCGCGCGTAGGCGTCGTTGATCTTCTGCACCTCCATCGCCATCTGCTCGGCCGGCGTGCGGAAGCGCTCCATGATGCCCTGCTGCTCGGCCTCGATCTTGGCCATCAGCGCCACACCCTTGGCCCGCTCCTGGTCGACGAGCTTGAGCGACTGGATCATCGGCGCCGCGATCTTGGCGGCGGTGTCCGGCGCCTTCGCCGCGATCTCCTGCGCCGGAGCATCCCACAGCGTGGCGATGCGCTCCCTGGTGGCCGCGGCGATGCGGTCGGAGTCGGCCAGCGCCGTCTTGAGCGTCTCGAACGCCTGGCTGAGCTCGCCGGCGCCGAGCAGCTTGGCCGCGGCGATGATGCCTTTGATCTCCGTGGAGAGCTGCGACACGATCCCCACGGCGGCGATGCCGTTCTCGACGAAGAATCGGAAGGTGGAGTTGACCGCCTCCTGCGCGGTCTGCATCAGGTCGCTGTCCTTGCTCGCCTTCACCAGCGCCTCGGACAGCGAGGCGAGCGCCGGCACGAGCCCCGTGGTCAGACGCACGATCAGCCCGTCCTTGACCGCGGTCAGCCGCTTCAAGTTGTCGTTGAAGTCCTCGGCGGCCTTGGCCGCCTTGCCGTCGATGGTGAGACCGAGCGCCGCCGCCTCGGCGGTCAGGTCGGCGAGCCCGGCCCTGCCCTGGTTGAGCAGCGGGATCATGTCGGCGCCGGCGCGCCCGAACAGCGCGACGGCCAGCGCGGTCTTGTTGGCGCCGTCCTCGTACCTGGCGAACTTGGCGGCAAGCTCCCCGAGCACCACGTCGGCCGCCTTCATGCGGCCGGAGGCGTCGGTCACCGAGACGCCGACCGCGGCGAAGGCATTGGCCGCCTCGCCCGTGGCGTCCTTGGCCGCATCGCTCATCGAGCGGGAGAGCTTGATCACCGACTTCGAGAGCGACTCGACACTGACATCGGACAGCTCGGCGGCGAACTTGAGCCTCGATAGCTCCTCGACCGGGATGCCGATCTTCTGCGCGGTCTTGCCGAGGTTGTCCATCTCGTCGACCGTGCGGCCGACGGCGACGGCGAGACCTCCTGCGGCTCCCGCCAGCGCGCCGGCGATCGCCGCGCCGGCGACGGCGATGCTGCGGCCGAACGCGCTGAGACGCGACTGCGCGTGCTTGAGCCCGTCCTCGAGCGCGGCGGTGTCCGCTCCGAGCACGATGCGCAGGGCGCCTATGGTGGCGTTGCCGGCCATGCAGATGCTCCTCGAGGCATGATCCCGGCCCGAGATGTGGCAGGCCACGTCTCGGGATCATGCCTCAGTGCTTGCTGATCTTTCCGCCCATGGCCACGGTCCACAGCCGCGCCACCTCGAGCTGCTCCTGCCAGGTCTGCGGCTTGCGCCGCGGTTTCACCTGCAGCGAGCGCAGCGACGGAAATCTTCCCTTGCTCGGCCGCGCCAGCGCCGCCGTGTGCCAGGCCAGCCAGGCGCGCTCGTTGTGCTCGCGCTCCCGCCGCGACGAGGCGCCGTCGAACCGCAGCATCAGCTCGCGCGGCGTGAGACGCCAGAATGTCTCGGGGTCGAAGCCGGCAGCGACGAAGTCGACGAGGAGGCCGGGCCAGTCGTTTCGCCGCTCTCCTGTCCCGGCGGCCGAGGGTCCGCAGCCAAGGCCCCGGGCTGCACCGGCGGAAAGGCGAGCTCGAACGCCCGGGTGAGCAGCTCCACCATCTGCCGCGGCGTCACCAGGTCCGCGGCGGCTCGCTCGTCGGTGATGTCGGGATGCCGCACCCGCAGGCCGATGCAGAACATGGTGCGGAAGTGCTTGAGCTTGGCCTTGCCGCTCGCCACCAGGGTGGTGACCGCGTCCTCGACGCCGAGCGCATCGTCGATCTCGCACAGCGCATTGATCGAGAAGCAGAGCACGTAGTCCTTGCCGTCAAGGCCGGTGAAGCCGACCTCGCCGCGGTGCGGATTCGCCATTGTGGCTCCTTATCATTATGCCTGCGTGAGCGTCGGCGGGCCGGAGAGCTTGAACGTGACCGTCGCGCTCATCTTGTCGTCGAGCGACGCCTCGCTCTCGAACCCGGTCAGGATGGCGTCGAAGTCGAACCGGCTTACGCCGTCGGGGAACACGATGCGCCGGGGCAGCACCGCGGCTGGCGTGTCGGACAGCTCGTTCATGATCGCCAGCGCCGTCGATCCGGTCGGCACCCAGTTGAGCTCGATCGAGACCTCGCCGCCGTCCTTCATGCCGGCGACGAACTCGCGCCAGGCGCCGGGCGACTGCTCGTGCGAGGCGTCGATGGCGTCGCGCGAGATGCTGGGCGGCGTGACGCTGGTCACCTCGCCCCAGGTGGTCCAGGTCCCCGGGCTGTCCGAGCTGGCGGTCATGAACAGCGTTCCGTAGCCGATGCGGGCCTCAGTGGTCATGGCAATATCCTCGCGCTGGTGAGTGATGCCCGCTCAACGCCGGCGGAACGGCACGCGGTTATCTTCCGAGCTTGGCGAGCTCACGCGCGGCCTTGCGCGCGGCGCGCTGCGCGGCCTTGTCGATCTCCTCGGCGAGCGCGTCCTTGATGCTGCCGAGCGCCTGCACCTTGCCGCCATCCCAGGCCGGCCGCATGTAGGGCCGCGGCGCCTGGTGCGCGGCGCCGAACTCCTGCACGATCGACTTGGCCGAGCCGCGCGGGCCGATGAACACGTAGACGCCCTTGGCCGGGTTGGAGCGGAAGCCGCCGACGGTCACCGCCGGCAGGGTGCCGACCTCGGCACGGTGCAGCTTCGACTGCCGCGCGCTGAGCCTGGTGCCGGTGTCGAGGCCGGCGCGAAGCTCGCCGGTGAGCGACGGCGCCAGCGCCTCGGCGTGCGCCTCCATCGGCTCCGCGGCACGGGTGAGCGCGCGCTTGAGGACATTCCTGCCGGTCGCCTTGCTGAGCTCCTGCAGCGCCTCGCCCAGCTCGCGCAGCCCCTCGACCCGGAACGTCTCTCTCGCCATGTCAGCTTTCCTCGAACCAGATCAGGAAGTCCTGCTGCACGAAGAAGAGCCTGGCAACGTCGTCGTAGCCGTCGCGGGCGCTGTCGAAGAACACCCCCTGCACCGTCACGCTCGCCTGCGGCGAGGCCGAGCCGTAGGCGACCGCGCCGGAGAAGCCGTCGAGCGAGGTCTTGACCTGGCGCGCCAGGGTGTCGGCATCGTCCGGCGTCGGCGCCCAGGCGGTGAGCTGGAGGCGCGGCCGGCCGAGCCCGGAAGGCCCGGTCATGTGATGGTCGCCGACCGCCGAGATCAGGTTGACCACCACGCTCGCCGTGCGCTGTCCCTGCGGCAGCACGCCAGGGTGGATCCGGGTGCCCACCGTCGCCGCAACGTCGGCATCGGCGAGGAGGTGGGCGCGCAGCGCGGCGGTGACGTCCTTGACGGTCATGTTGCCGCCACCGGCTCGTCGCCGTGCGCGGTGCAGTCGAGCTCGACCCCCTCGCGGCGGCCGATCTCGCGCACCGCCATGATCTCGAACGTCCTGCCGTCGAAGCCGACGCGGTCCTCGACCGTGACGGCCGACACCGCGTCCGACCAACGGATGCGGAAGGTCACCAGCGTGGCGCCGACGATCTGCTCGCGGGCGAACCGCTCGCTGCCGGTGTTCTCGCGCTTCTCCGCCCACACCGTGGCCAGCGTCGACCAGGTCAGCGTCTCCTGGCCGCGGTCGCTGAGCGTGACGGTCTTGCGCTCGATGGTGATGCGCCGGTCGAGCTTGCCCGCCCTCATGCCAGCAGCCTCCACAGCGTGCCGTCGACCAGCTCGGCCTCGTTGAACTGGCTATAGGCCAGCGCGTTCAGCCACGGCTGCCGGTCGGGATAGACCGGATGCTCGATCAGCCTCAGGTCGGTGCGCCCGACCAGCGCCGCGGCCGAGGACGGATCGACGAATACCGGGCAGCCGAGGACCACGCTCTCCACCGCGGCGATGCTGCCGTGCGAGACCAGCGCATGCGCGCCGGCGATGTCGTCCTGCAGCGTCCGCTTACTCTCCTTGTCGCGGATGACGAGCTGCCGGTCGGTCACCCTGGCCAGCGCGTCGATGGTGTCCGCGATCCAGCCCTCGGTGCGATGGAAGCGGCTGTAGGTGCGCGTCGGCGCGGCGATGACGATGTGGCGACCGCCGCGCTGCCAGGGCGAGACGTCGATGCGCAGCTCCTTCCACCTGTCGTCGGGCAGCGCGCGCAGCGCGCCGAGCTGAAAGCGGCCGCAGTGCCAGCGATAATATCCCCCGTTCTCGCCGCGCGGCAGGTGGGTGGCGAACACACGCCGGGCGTAGCCGCGATCCCAGTAGACCCATCGCCGCCCCCGCTTCACCCAGGCGTCGATCAGCGGCCGCAGCGCCGGGGTGCAGCCGACCACCGGAACGATCTCGTCGGGCAGCGCATCGAGCTGCGCCGGATCGTCCCTCACGACGCGGCCGATGTGGCGGCCGATGCGCTCGAACAGGTCGAGCTTGAAGCGCTTGAGACCCGGCGGGATGAACAGCGCACACTGCGCCCGCTCTATTGCCGCCACAGCACGCCGATGCCGTTGTTGCGCTGCTCGCAGCTGAGCTCGACGTGGCGATGCTCCCCGCGCAGCCGTTGCCACAGCTCCGGCACGTCGATGCGCACCCCGCCGGTCCACTCCGGCGGCCGGGACCAGCCGATGTCGTGGAAGGCGACGATATGCGCCATCGGCCCGTAATTCTCCCAGTCGCGCGTCACGAACGGCAGCGTGTGGTTGGCGTCGATCAGCACCGCGTCGAACGGCGCCAGGCGCTCGACCATGGCGACGATCTCGACCGCCGTGCTGTCGCCCAGGATCAGGTGCGCCTCGAGCCCGCGCCCCCGCAGCGCCTCGATGCAGGCGCGCAGCGACACGCTCGACCGCGACCAGGCGCCGGTGCCGTGCGGCAGGTCGACCGCCACCACCCGTCCGCCGCGCGGCAGGAGCTGCCCTACCCGCCACAGCGTGCCGCCGAACTTGGCGCCGATCTCCAGGTAGCTGGCAATCCCCTCGCCGCGCAGCAGGTCGAGGAAGGCGGCGAGCTCCTCGCGGTTCTGCTGGATCTCCGTCTCGTAGGCCGCGCTCATCGCCAGTGCTCCCGGACCCAAGGCAGATGCAGCAGCTGGTGCGGCTTCGGCGTGCCGTGCATGTAGCAGATGCACGCTCCCTGCAGGCCCTTGCGGCGCACGTCGTGCGCCTTGAGCGAGAGCACCCCACCCGCCAGCTGCCCGGGCCAGAGGTCGTCGAGCGGCTGCCAGGGGAAACGCCGCAGCCACTCCATGTCGTTCTCGCCGCTCCAGGCCTCGAAGATCCGCGATCCGATCCCCGGCGGCGACAGCACGACCGGGTTGATCAGCCGCTCCGGCCGGTAGGGATCGCGCGGGGCGGCGATACGGTCGCCGCGCGCGCACCAGTCGGCGAGATGATCGACATTGCCGACGATCACCATGTCGAGCCCGCAGACGATCAGCGGCACGCGCCTGGCGTCGAGCCGGAACGGCTCGATCAGGCAGCCGTAGCCCGGCGTCGCCGTGCGCAGGCGCAGCTGCTCGACCCCGGCGCAGAGGTCACGCGGGCGGTCGGTGAAGCAGACGAAACGGAATGGACGCGTCAGGTTGCGGGCGAAGCCGCGGTAGAGCCTCTCCACCCAGCTCTCGTCGTAGCAGCGCGAGAACGGCTGGCTGTGGTGGTTAGGCGCCCACAGGCAGCAGGCGATGTGCAGCACGGACCCTCGCGATCGCCGTCTCGTTCACGATCTCGGTCAGCCGCCCGTCGCGTCCCCACAGGCAGCGCTCCGGCACGTCGGCGGTCACCACCGCTCCGGCGGCGACGAGCGCGCCGGCGCCGATGGTCAGCCCCGGCATGACGATGGCGCCGGCGCCGATCGAGGCGCCGTCCAGGACCTCGGTGACCACGATGCCGCCGGCGAGGATGGCGTCGAGGTCGAAGCCATCCTTGTGGGCGCGCGGCCAGCGGTCGTTGCAGAAGATCACGTGCGGGCCGATGAACACCTCGGATCCGATGCGCATGCCGGGATCGACGAAGGCACCATGACTGACGATCGAGCGGTCGCCGATCTGCGAGGCATCGACGATGGCGCAGGTGGCGATCCTGCAGTCGGCGCCGATCACGGCCTTGCGGATCACGCTGGCGAACTGCCACACCCTGCTGCGGGCGCCGATGGATGCGTTCTCCACGCAGGCGAGCGGATGCACGAAGGCGGAGCCGTCGATCATGTGCACACCCAGTGCCGCTGCACCCAGGGCAGGGATGAGAACCTCGCCGGATCGCGCCAGCCCGGAAACACGACGAGCCGCGCGTCCTGTGGCAGGTCGTCGGCGTCAGGCCAGCCCGGCTTCTTGAAGGCGTAGACGCCGGAGCGGGGCCCGGCCTGCCAGCCGGCGGCGCCGGGGATCATGTGCGCGAGCCAGCCCTGGTCGTCGGGAAACTCGTGGTGCGGCAGCCTTGCCGCCGCCTCGAGCGAGAACGACGACTGCACCTCGGCATGACGGCCGGCCCGCAGCATCCACAGCGAGCCGTTATACGGGCACGGGTTGGCGGCGTTGGCGCCCTGCAGGATGACGAAGGTCTCCGGCCGCAGGAACAGCGGGTCGAGCGGCCCGGTGACGACCACGTCGAGGTCGATGCAGACGATGCGCTCGCCGGCCAGGATGCGGTGACGCTCCTGCCAGGCCGGATCGAGCAGGCGCAGCCGCGCGAAGCATCCCCGCACTTGCGTGAGCGGCAGATCGGGCTCCGGCAGCGGGACGAGCTCGACGCCGGGAAACGTGCCCTGCCGGGTCGTGACGACGACGAGCCGGTGCTCCTGCTCGAGGTGCCGGCGCAGACCGGCGTGCAGCTTGCGCACGTGATCGGCACCGTACTTCTCACCCCACCAGTATGTGACGACGTGCAGCATCGCGCTTCCGGGCGGCCGAGGTCGAGGCGATCATGCATTGCGCTGCCAGACGGCACAGACGCCGAGGGTGAGCGACAGGTGCGAGGTGTGCACGCGCTTGAGCCCGAGCGGCCCGAACTCGCTGTCGATGGTGCGCATCTCCTGGTCGTTCTCCAGCGGCTTGTCGCTGGTTGCGCGCCAGGCGAACCACTTCCGCGTATGCTCGCCGAGCCAGAGCAGCAGGGCCCGCATGTCGGCGGGCGGCATCACCCGCTTGAGCTTGTGATAGGTGGCGAGCAGGAGCACGATGTCGTAACCGATGCCGCCGAACGGCGCCATCGCCTGCGGCCCCCTGGTGAGGTCCACCACCTCGAACCTGCTCTCGACGCTGCGCAGGTCGGCGAAGAGCTCCCGCGCGCAGGCGATGCCCTCGACGTAATTGTCGCAGCCGTGCACCAGCGTCGCGCCGTTGTTGGCGAGCTCGAACCCCACCAGGCCGCGGTTGCAGCCGACGTCCAGCACCGAGGCGCCGCGCGCGCGCAGGACCAGGTCGGTCATGCCGTCCATGCGCAGGTCGTGATAGCCGGCGACCCGGCGCATCAGCTTGTGCTCGGATTCGATGTTCATGCCGCGAGCTTCTCCCGCACCGCGGCCTCGACCGTCTCCAGCTCGATCGCCAGCATCGCCCGCCGGCAGTGATCGCACGGCCGCAGCGAGCCGCAGAACTCGTCGCTGCCGGCGAGATTGGCGTGCATGTCGTATCCGGTGACCTGCGGCGGGATGAACCCGCCGAAAAGGACCACGCCGGAGACGCCCACCGCCGCGGCACCGTGATGCATGCCGCCCTCATGCCCGACATAGAGCCGCGCGGCGGCGAGCACCGCGAGCGCCTCGCGCAGCGAGCGAGCCGGGATCTGCCGCACCGGCAGGCGGACCGTGGCGCCGGGATAGCTGAACTGGCACACGTCATGGCCGCCGCGGCGGAGCCGCTGCGCAAGCTCGATCCAGCGAGCGGCCGGCCAGCGCTTGTTCGGCGAGGACGTCTTCCAGGCCGGAACGTTCGGCTCGAGCAGGATGAAGCCGCGGCCGTGCGGCGCCGCCGCGCGGCGCTCCACCTCGGCGAAGAACATCTCGCCCGGCTGCGGGCGGAAGCTCATGTTCCAGATCCACCGGTCGCGCACGCGATCGTGCCGGTTGTAGAGGCGGTTCCCCTTGTAGAAGGGCACCCACTCCAGGTGCGGCGCCTTCTCGGTGCCGGGCACCGCGATGTTGAGGTTGCGCTTGAAGATCGTCGGGCTGTTCTGGTCCCAGATGATCCTGCTGCCGTCGCCGAACGCGATCCTGACGCCCCGCTGCGCGGCGCCGCGCGCCATGCCGGTCGCCATGATGTTGTCGCCGAGACCCATCGCCGGAGATGATCAGGACGCCCAGCGCGTCAGCACGGCACGCCAATGGTCGGCGTAGGGCACGTCGCGGAAGCCCTCGAACCACGGGCCCCCTTCGGTGAAGTGAACCACCTGCGGGTCGTCCCCGGCATCGCTGTGCCCCGGCAGCCAGTTCCACACCGGGTCGAGCGCACCGATCTCCCCGTCGTCGAGCCAGCACAGGCGGTGCAGGTCGCGGCCCGGCAGCGTGTTGACCAGGTCCACGTCGAGCGCGGCATTGGCCGGGTGCGCCACGTTGAACGCCATCATGCTCGACCAGTTCTTGCGCGGGTAGGCGCTCTGCGTCTGGCCGTCCATCTTCTGCGTCGCCGCCGGCGCGTAGCGATGCTGCACGCAGTAGAGCGCCTTGGCGTCGTCGAGCTGCGCGATCAGCGGGTTGAGACTGCCGCGCACCAGAACGTCGCAGTCCATGAACAGCGCCCAGGAGGCGGCGCGGGCGCCGTGCCGGCGCTCGAGCTCGGGAACCAGGAAACGCGAGATCGCGAACTCGGTGCTCATCGGGTGGGCGGAGATCACGTCGTAGAGCCGGCCGAGCCGGCGCTCGGTCGGGCGGGTGTAGAGCCCCTGCTCCTGCAGCTGCGGCAGCACCAGGCCGTGCACCGGCACGTGGCGGTGAAACTCGCGCAGGCTGTAGCGAGCCACCGCATAGGCCGCCGCCTCGCGCGGATCGAAGCCGATCCAGACCGACCAGGAGCGCCTCGTCATGCAGAAGCCTACAGTCCCCAGCCGCGCAGCGCCTGCTCGATGCTGGCGCGGCGGAAGCATTTGACGTCGCTCGAGGGCGAGGCGTTGACCACGTCGACGCCGAGCGAGGCGAGCACGTCGGCGCTCCCCTCGAGCGCGCGCACCCAGCGGCGGAAGCTGGTGCGGTCGGGGTTGCGCCGGTCCTTGCCGACGTTGCGCCCGTACCAGTGCAGGCCGGAACGGTCGTGCATGTCGAAACCGATCAGCAGGATGCCCGTGCAGCCGAACTGCACCGCGAGGTTGAGCGCCTGGAAGCCGCTGTTGCCGCCAGAGCCGATGACACCCGGCTCCTCGCAGACGATGGCGTCGAGATCGACCTTGCGGATCTCGATCTTGATGACGCCGGGAAACTCGGACGCGGCCTTGCGGTCGTAGCAGAGCTTGAGCCCGGGAAACTGCGGCAGCCCCTTACGCTCGCGCCACCACGGCGCCTCGCAGCCGTACACCACCTCGGCCCACGGGCAGAGGTCGACGTTCGACTTGACCGCGAGCACGTGGATGCGCCCGCGGAGCACCGAGAGATCCTGCTGCTTGACCGACGGGCCCGAGGCGACGACCGCCACGCACTCGCCGCGCCAGTCGGGCCACCACTCGAACCTCCCGGGCCCGAGCGCGGCCGCCCGGTTCATGCCATCGCGGTGTGCACGCGATGCTGCCGCAGCAGCTGCTCCGCTCCCCATGGCAGCGATACCGCAGATGATCCCACAACCACGCTCTCGCGGTGCTCGTAGAGCGAGCCGATGATCAGCTTGAGCGCCGCGAGGATGTCGAACGGCACCGCGGCGGCGGGCGGCGAGCTCTGGTCGAGGTAGCCGGCGCGGAAGCGCACCCGCACCGGGTTCGCCACGTCGCCGGGCGTCGGCCAGGAGGTGTCGACGATGATGCGCCCCGGCTCGCTCGCCGTGTCGACCTCGTAGTCGCCGGCGTCGATCTCGATCTCGCTGCCGTCGGTCGCACGGTAGAACACGCCGGTCACGGCGATCAGCGGCGGCAACGGCACCTCGATCGCCTCGTCGTCATCGGGAAACTCGTCGAGGTAGAGATCCCAGGTCTGGTCGATCAGCGCGCGGCCGAGGAAGCGCTCCGCGTGTGCCGTGGCTCCCTGGAGCATGGCGGTGATCAGCGTGTCGTCGTCGCTGTGGTCGACGCGCAGGTGCGCCTTGACCTCGGCGAGGGTCAGCGGGTTGGACCCGGCGGCGGTGATCAGCTTCAGCGCCACGGCATCACCACTTGCTGCCGTCGGGGCCGAGCTGCGTCAGATCGCGGCCGGGACGGCCGGCAGGTCCCTGCGGACCTGGTGCGCCGTCCTTGCCGTCGCGTCCGTCGCGGCCGCGCTTGACCGCCAGGCGCCAGTCGGAGCCCTTGTCCTCGGGCTTGCTGGTGGTGTCCGCCTGCGCGATCCACAGCGAGCCGCCGTGGCTCACCGCGTCGCCGCGGGCATAGGCGCCCTGGCGCCAGACGCCGCGATCGAGCAGGAACGGCACCACGTGCTCGAAACGCTTGACCGTCTCTCCGCGCGTGAAGACCACGGCGAAGGTGCGCTCGCCGTCATACTCATGGGTCAGCTCGTCGAAGCCGAGGCCGTCGGCGCCGGCCTTGCCCGGCGCGCCATCCTTGCCGTCGAGGCCATCCTTGCCGGCAGCGCCGTCGCGCCCGGGCAGGCCGTCGCGGCCGTCACGGCCTGGCGCGCCCTCCTCTCCCTGCGGACCGGCGGGACCCGGCTCTCCCGCCTTGAGATCCTTCAGCGCCGCGGCGAGCTGCAGCCGGTCCTGCTCGATCTTCTCCCGCAGCTTGACATTCTCCAGCCTGAGCTCGGCGATGGCCGCCCGGCTCTCGGCCTTGAGCAGCTCGATTTCCTGGCGCGCATGAAATCGCCACTCGGAAACCACCTGCCCCAGGACTTGCGCAACCGTGTCAAGCTCGAAGGGCACGGGCAGCATCAAACGCGGCGGCCCATTTGAAGGTGGCGTCGATGAATCGTTGCCGCTGCTGCTCAGCGCCCTGTCCATCATCGCCCTCCGCCGCGGCCGCATCGTCGTCGTCATCGTCCGGCAACGGCGCCGCGCGCGCAGTGCCGAATGGATCGTCCTTGGCGTCGCGCTTGGCGAGCGCGGCCAGGCTGAAATTCTGCTGCTGCAGGTAGACCTGGTCGCCGCCGGTCACCGGCTTCAGGTCGAACCAGGAGCGCGCCTCGTCCGGCGTGTAGAGGCCGCCGCGGATGCCGTCGGTCGCGGTCTTGACCTTGGTGGCGGTATCCATGCGCAGCAGATCCTGCAGGTCGAACTCGGTGCCGAGCGTGCGGTTCGGCACCTCGGGGAGGCCGAGCCCCTCGTCGAGGACGAGCTCGATCGACTCGATCAGCCCCTGCAGGCACTGCGAGTAGTACTGCTGATTGAGCGCCTCGATGTTGTTGTAGGTCGGCATCTTGCCGACGCCGATCATGTAGGGCGGCACGTGGAAGCAGGAGCACACGGTCTCCGCCGTCCACTTGAGCTGCTCGATCAGCTGCGCGTCGTCGGCGTTGACGCTCATCGCCTCGTATTTGAGGCCGTCGCCGAGCACCGCGACCTTGCCGACGTTCTCGCCGGTGTAGCTCTTCTCCCATTGCTCCTTGAGACGCCTGGCGGTGTCGTCGCTGATGGCGCCTGGCGCGGAGAGCACGCCGCCGGGCTTGCTGCCGTTGGCGAAGAAGCTCGCGCTGTTGCGCTGGATGGCGAGGCCCTGCACCGCGGCGAGCGCGCAGGCGGTGATCGGCGAGACGCCGCACAGTGGATGATACAGCGGCACCATCACGTCGTGCATGATCTCGCTCGCCGGCGCCAGCACGCTGTCGTCGCTGATGCCGGAGAGGCTGTCGGCGCGCAGGCGGTAGAATACGTCGCCGTCGGGCGCCACGTAGGCCTTGGTGCGCAGCGGGTCGAGCACGTACAGCGCGGTGACCACGCCGCGGCCGTCGCGCTCCTTGAGCACGTAGGTGTTGCCGTGGGTGAGCTTGGAGACGAGCCAGGACTCGAAGAACTTGACCCGGTTCTGGTAGCGGTTGGGCTTGCGCATCACCGGCGAGAATGCGGCCGACGTGGTCTCGCTCCAGATGCCGTCGCGGTCCTGCTCGACCAGGCGCAGCCGCAGCTTGGCGATGTCGGAGGCGATGAGCGTCACGCAGGCATAGACCGCAGAGTAGGCGAGCACGTTCTCGGCGCGGATCTCCATGTTGCGCTGCCAGGCGCCGGGGAACGGCTCGCGGATGACCGGCCACCAGCCGTCCGACCAGCCGCCCCAGCTCGGCGGCTGCGTCGGCGTCGGCGAGGCCTTGCGCAGGGTGATCTCGTAGCCGAGCAGGCGCATCTCAGTCCTCGGCCACAACGTCGCGGCGCTGGTAGCGGCGCCGCGGCGCCCCCTCGCCGGCGAAGCCGGAGAGCGACGGCTGCCAGGCCTCGACGCTCTCGCCGGCCGCGGCGCGGACCGGCTCAGCAGGAGCCGCCGCCGGCTTGGCCTCGGGCTCCTTGTCCTTGGCATCGACGGCGCGGCGCGCCGCCTTCAGCACACGGCCGTGCTTCTCGGCGGCCTCGAACGTGTCGCCAGGCTTCACCAGCTTGCCGGCGTATCTGAACTCGCGCTGCGCGACGAGCTTCATGGCAATGCTCCTATACGGCGCATGTCAGTAGGCGATGCAGTCCTCGCACAGCGTGCCACGCACGTCCTTGCGCAGGTGCGCCTCGCGCAAGGCCACGAACGGCGGCGAGTTCCAGGCGCTCATGAAATCCGTCCCGGTCAGGTCGCCCATGGTCCAGTTGGCGCGGGCGTCGAAGCAGCACGCCGAGAGGTTGCCGTCCGCGGTCACATGCCCCTCGGTGAAGGCGGACCAGCACGGCAGCGGCTCGCGCAGGGCGTCGAGCCGGCCCTGGTTGCCCGCGGTCGGGCGATAGCCCAGCTCGGCCTCGCGCTGGGTGGCGAAGGCGCCCATGGAGTAGAGCGGCAGCCAGTAGTGCTGATCGACGTAGGGCAGCACGCGCTCGGCAAGCAGCAGCTCCATGCGCTCCTGCTGCTCGCCGTCGTAGCGGATCGACGAGGCGTAGAGGCTGGTGGTGTGGCCGCGCTCGAGCCGCATGTGCCACACTGCCGCGATGTTACCCAGGGCGACCTCGTAGAGCTTGGGCGACACCGCCATCAACTTGGCGAACTGCTCCGGGTCGGCGGCGTTGACGGACCATTTCAACGAGTCGAGCCCGGCGGCCATGCAGCGCTCGACCCATTCGACCTTGGCCAGGGAGGCGTTGGAGGTCAGGAACACGTAGGGCATGCCGAGGTCGCGTTTGAGATGCTCGATGCAGCGCACCAGCAGCCTCGGCGCCATGAAGGATTCGCCGAGATAGAAGACCCCGATCTCCTCGACGCCGGCCGCGTGCATCTCGCGGGTGGTCCGCTGGAACAGACCGAAGTCCATGTCGCGGCGCGGCTGCACCTCGCGGGTGCGCAGGGCGCAGAAGCCGCAACGGTAGTTGCAGCGCGGCGACACCTCGATCTTGACGCTCCTCGGCGCCGGCAGCACCGGGCGCAGGCGATCCGGGGCGATCCGGGTGATGGCGTCGATGCGATCGGTGATCATCGGGCGTAGTCGGTCGCCTCCTCGCCGCGACGCATGAAGGCGTCTATAAAAAGGGGCCGGGAGTGACCCCGACCCCAGTGCCACAGCCGACGGGAGGATGATCAGCTGTCGGCGTACTTGGCGTACTGGATGAAGCCGACCGCATCGGCGCGGCGCTTCTGCCAGGAGACCCACCGCTCGGCCTTGATGGCGATCATGTTGTGCTGCCACAGGCTGATGAGCGTGGTCGACGCGCTGATCGGAGAGTCCGGCGCGCTGTCCATGTTGAGCGAGGCCTCGCGGCTCGCGTCGATCGACACCTCGCCGTCGTCGGCGAGCATGATCTCCGGCGCCTTCACCAGGATGATCGGGTAGCCGTCGGTGGGCGACGAGCCGGTCGCCGGCAGCGCTTCCGAGGTGATGACCGGCAGCCCGCCGAGGCGGCCGCCGTTGACATCGATGTTGGGGAATTCCGCCTGCCCCAACGCATTCGTCATCAGCGAGATGGCGAATGCCTGCTGCTGGGTCATCAGCAGAACGGCGCCGGCCATCGACAGGTTGCCGTCGAGGAAGCTGTTGACCAGCGTCTTGAGGTCGGCCCGCAGCGCGTCCGGCGTGGCGCCGGTGGCGGTGACCGGGGTCACGCCGTTGGTGATCGAGGCCGGGCGCACGCCCGCCTGCGCGTCGGCCGCCGGATCGACGAAGGCGATGTCCATGAACTTGACGATCTCGGCGATGAGATTGTCACGCACCAGCATCTCGGCCGACGGGTTCGACAGCCGCACCAGCTCCTCGGTCATCGGCACGATGCCGGCGATCTTGTGGTGCTCGAGGGTCACCGTATCGAAGGCGAGCGAGGAGACCGGCTTGACCTTGCCCTCGCCGATCCAGTTGACGGTCGCGCCGCCGGTCTGCCGGGGAACCTTGATCTTGAACGGGACCCGGCGCAGGCCCGGGATGCGGCCGATGATGGTGAGCGGCTGCAGCAGCTCGATGAACTCGTTCTGCAGGTTCTGGTAGACGACCAGCGGGGCGGCCCAGGTGGTGTCGGTCGTGGTGCCGGCTTCGACAGCCGCCTTGGCGAACATCTCGTAGTCGGTGGTGCCGACCATCATCTGCGCCTTGAGCACCTCGGCGACCTCCGGGGTGTCCTGCCAGCGCTTGGCGATCTCGTGCGCCTGCATGATGTTGCCGCGGGCGTTGGCGAGCGCGATCACGTAGCGGGTGAAGCGCGTTCCCTTGGGCAGCTGCTTGGCGAGCACCTGCACCGAGACGCCGCCGCGCAGCTCGGACGCCCTGGACGGCGTGTCGACCTTCTCGACGGCGATCGCCGCCGCCTTGTTGGCCTGCTCGAGCGATCGCAGCCGCTTCAGGTGCTGGTCGATCCTCTGCACGTCCTCCTCGAGCGTGTCGTACTCGTCGCTCTCGGCCTGGTCGAGGGTGACGCCCTCGTCGGCGGACTTCTGCATCAGCTCGTTCATGCGCGCGGTCTTGGCGGCGCGCGTCGCCTCGAAGGCGGAGATCTGCTCCGCAATGGTCCTCGGCATTGTCCTCGCGTCCTTCGGCGCTGGTGACTTTGCGTTGCGTGGTCCCGTGGCGCCGGGGCGTTTGCGCTCGACGGGCGAGAGCGTGCGGCCGGACGCGGCCCGGATCTCGTCGTCGATCGACTTGATGGTCTCGATGGTGGCCTCGGCGTTCGCCGGGATGGTCACCAGCGACAGCTCGAGCACCTCGGTCTCGCGGAAGCGGATGCCGCCGTCGTCCATGTAGCTGTGGTCGAGGCTGCGGAAGCCGATGGAGACGCCGCGCACCAGCCCCAGCTTGACCGACTGCCAGGCCTCGTCGATGCGCTCCTTGAGCGCGCCCGGCTCGTCGACCGTCGGCATGCGGGCGGAGAAGGCGACGCCGTCCTCGGTCGGCTTGTCGAAGCGCACCGTGCCGATCGGCTTGTCGCTCCTGTGCTGCCAGAGAAGCGGCAGCGGGTTGGTGTATTTCACGCCGAGCGGCTCGACGATGTCCCCGATGCGATCCGGCGTTGGCGTCGTGGCCATGCCCGTGATGACCCGCAGGTCATCGTTGACCGACTTGATCTGCAGCAGGCTGTAAGCGCGCTTGAGCATGGTCCCTCCCGCCGGCGTCCGTCACACGAACAGCATCTGAAACCTGCGCTCGACCGGGGCGCCGCGGGCGGCGATGCCGATCGCCATGACCAGCGCGACGATCAGGTCGATGCGGATCGACGAGCGGTCCTTCGCCGGCTTGATGTTGTCGGCGGCGTCGCTCTCCACCGCCACCGCCTGGGCGTGGCGGCGCAGCAGCGGATGGCCGCCGTGGTCGAAGCCGTTGGCCATGACCAGGCGCTCGAGCTCCTTGGCCGGCGCCGACATCGAGGCGAAGCCCTGCCCGAACAGCACCACGGGCAGGCCTTCCTGCTGCAGCTTCACCGCGGTCTCGGTGGCGTTCCAGCGGTCGATGGCAAGCCCGCCCTGCCCCGCCTCGCGGTCCTTCTCGCCGGCGAACGCGATCTTGAATCGCTCGGCGTCGCGGAAGATCTGCTCCTGGATGAAGGCGTAGTCGACGACGTTGCCGGGCGTGGTGAGCAGCGCGCCCTCGGCGACCAGGCGGTCATAGGGCACGCGGTCGCGCTTGGCGTGCGCCTTGACCAGGTCGGCGGGCTTGAACGCGCGCACCAGCACGGCGGGGCGCGGCAGGCCCTCCTGGACCGGAAACCACCAGGCGAGACCGGAGAGGTCCGTGGTCGAGGAGAGGTCGAGCCCACCGTAGCAGGTCTTGCGCTCGAGCCTCGCCTCGAGCTCGCGCCAGGGCGTGGCGCCGATGCAGTGGTCCCAGCCGTAGCGGTTGCCCTCGTCGTCGAGCGCATCGAGCGGCAGCCACTTGACCGCGGTCTCGGTCCAGGTGTTGAGCCGATAGCGGCGGAAGTCGTTCTCCAGCCGCGGCAGCTGGCGGGCGCGCTTGAAGTCGGCGAGGAAGGCGTCGGTCTTGACGGTGCGGCCGAAGTTCGGGTTGGCCTTGCGCCAGGTCGTCTCCACGGTCCAGTCGTCGTCGGGGTCCGGCGCGAAGATCAGCACCAGCGTCTCGGGATCGTCGATCTCGCCGGCGGCGATCGCCTGGCATTCCTTGAACACCTCCTCGCCGTGGCTCCCTTTCTGCCCGGCGGTCGAGATCAGGAACTCGAGCGGCTGCCGGCGCGCGGCGGCACTGTCGTGGACGTAGGTGTAGAGGTCGCCGTTCGGCCACTCGTGGATCTCGTCGCCGATCAGCCCCGACATGGACAGGCCGTGCTTGCCCTTGGGCTTGCCGGAGAGCGGGCGGAACGAGGCGTTGAGCGCCGGGCAGTAGATCGATTCCTTCAGGCATTCGAGCCGCACGGCGAGGCTCGGCGAGCGCACCGCCATGGACGATGCCTTGGCGAAAACGATCGACGCCTGGTCCTTCTCCGCGGCGATGGAGAAGACCTGGCCGCCGATCTCGGCGTCGCCGAGCAGCACCAAGAGCGCGATGCCGGCGGCGAGCTCGGTCTTGCCGTTCTTGCGCGCAATCCAGATGAAGGCGCGGCGGTAGCGCCGCGTGCCGTCGGCGCGCTTCCACCCGAACAGCGGTCGGACGATGTCGTGCTCCTGGAAGTCCTCGAGCACGAACGGGCGGCCCGCCCATTCGCCCTCGGTGAAGACGAGATGCTCGGGAAAGAACGCCGCCGCCTTGTCCGCGGTGCTCTCGTCGTACCAGTAGGCGCCGTCACGCCAGTGCGCACCGTCCCAGGTGGCGGCCGGGGTGCGGCGCAGCGCGGGCGGCAGCGGCGGCGCTGCCGGCGCGGCGACGATCGGGGAGACCTGCATGCCTCAGTTGAGAAGCCCGATGGGCGAGACGATCGGCTCGGCCGGCGTGAGCGCCGGCGCGGCGGGGTCGCCGGGGCGCTCGTCGGACCGCTTGGGGATGGACGCGAACAGGTCGCCGGAGACGCCGGTCTGCGCGCGGGCGGCGAAGATGCGCTGGCGTTCCGCCGGGTTGAGGCCGAAGCGGTCCTCGGCGGCGAGCAGCTGCCGCTCGAGACGGTCGGCGATCAGGAAGGCGGGGTTGATGCGCTTGAGGCGCCCCCACTGGCTCTCGGATTCGTAGCTCTCGCCCTCGGCGTCGATGAGCTGCTGCATCTTCAGCCAGCGGGCGAAGTTGCGGCAGTAGCGGCCGAAGGTCTCGGTGTCGGCGGCGGTGAGCAGCTTCGCCTCGCGCAGCGTCGGCGCGAGCTTATCCCAGAGCGGCAGCGCGTCGTCGTCGAGCCAGCGCGGCGGCTCGATGCCGCCGGCGGACACCGCTGCGAGCGGCACGGATTCCCGGCGCCGGCGCGTGCTGCGCACCGCCGCCTTCTGGCTCCTCACCGCCTCGGGCTCAGGCCGGCGTCCGCGCATCGCTCAGCGCACCTCCACAAAAAAAACTCTCGGGAAATCCCCGCAAACCTTTTTGCGA